TGATATTGATATTGCATATAGTCGATGGACAGAAAATAATTAATATTTTGATTAAATTATTATAGGAGAATATTATGGCTTTACCAAAGGTAAGCACACCTACTTATGAATTGAAAATTCCTTCAACAGGAAAAAAGGTTTCATACAGACCATTTCTTGTAAAAGAAGAAAAAACATTATTAACAGCCGTAGAATCGGGTGATTCATCATCGATGTCTAAGGCAATGCAAGATATTATTACTTCTTGTACTGAAGGGGCAGTGAATGTTAAAGACCTTTCGCCTTTTGATCTTGAATATTTTTTTCTACAACTTAGAGGTAGATCGGTTGGAGAAAATATAGTATTACGTACTCCAAGGCCTACAAATTTTACAGATTGTTGTAAAGAAGCAACAGAAGAAGATATCTGTGAATTTAGTATTGACATTAATGATATTTCTGTAGATACTACTGAAGTTAAATCTCCAGAAATACAAATTACGGAAGATATTGGAGTAAAATTATTATTTCCACAAGTTGAAACTGTACAAAAATATTCTAGTGGAGTTGAGGGTGAGGATATAAAATCGGAAAATATATTTAAATTAATTATAGAATGTATTGATTATATTTGGGATGGTGATGAAATATATAAGGCAAAAGATTCTACTAAAAAAGAATTAAATGAATTTCTCGATTCTCTTAGTTCGGGACAATTCAATAAGATAAAAGAATTTTTTGAATCAATGCCAAGATTAAGTCATGATGTAGATTGGATATGTCCGAAATGTGAAAAGTCTAAAACCTTAACATTAACGGGGATTGACTCTTTTTTCGGATAACGCTGAGTCACGATTCCTTGGCGAACCATTATCAAACAAACTTCGCCATGATTCAGCATCACGGGTGGAGTCTAACAGAACTTGATGATATGATACCTTATGAAAGACACATATATGTGAGCTTGTTACAAAAATGGGTTAAAGAAGAAAACGAAAGAATCAGAGCCGAAAACGCCAAAATGAGAGGGTAATAAAAATGGCCGCAGCTGGTAAAACATTAGATAACGTTGTAGAAGAATTAAAAAGTATTAATGAACTTATAGATGCAACAGGTGAAGAAGAGATTGATATTGCTGAGGAGCAAACACAACTACTTCGTGACTTAAATTCAAATATACTCGCAATCGGAAAAGGTGAAGGTGGTGTAGATCCTAATACAAGTATACTTACTTCCATGAATCAAAGTATAATTAATTCCCTTGATATTCTTAAAGATATAAACTCTTTCCAAACTCCAACTACAAATATAATTGAATCTCTTAATGTAACTGCAAAGAGTTCTCTCGATGTTTTAAGTAATATCCTTAATTTAATGATTGATGATTCGGCTGCAGCAAGAGAGGCGGCAAGAGAAGCGGCAAGAGCGGCAAAAGGTGGAGGTGCTGATAAAGGCGCAGGAGTAAAAGATGCAAAAGTAGAAGAAGCAAAAGCTGGAGGATTCTTCTCAAAGTTAGGGGCCGCCGTAATGAATCCTATGAAGGCATTGGGTTCTGGTTTAGCAAAAATGGGTAAAGGAATTGAAGGCCTTTTAACGGGTATTGCAAGAGGTATAATGGCTTTTGCTAATCCATTAGTAATAGTAGGTGTTGCAACTTTATCAATTTCTCTTCCAATATTCGCCGCTGGACTTGCTGCAGCATTTAAAGTATTTGATATGATTATGGGCCAAGGTAAAGGATTAGAATTAATTACTGGTATAATAGAATCACTTGGTAAGGCAATCGGAACAATTCTTCATGATGTTCTAGTGGGTTTCGGAAAAATGATTGCATTAGCGGGTCCTGGTATAAAATTATTCTTTGATGGACTTGCTACTGTAATTAAAGCTATTGGTCCTATTGTCACATCAATTTTCAAAATAATAAAAGATATTATTACTGATCCTGTCTTTAATAAAACTATACGTGCAGTATTGAAATTAGTTGAGGTGGCTATTAAATCACTTGAAAAAGTTATAATAGCTTTTGCACCGTACATAGAAGGTATTGTAAAGGCAATTGGTGTTGTAGTTGTAAAAGTATTTAAAATAATAAAAGATATTATTACAGATCCAACACTTAATAAAACTATACAAGAACTAATAAAAGCTGTAGTAGTGGTGGTCAAAGAAATAGGTAAGGTAATAGCTAAGGTTGGTGATGTTATAATATCAGTTGTTGAAAATATCGGTGGTATTATAGAGTCAGTTGGCAAAGCAATTTCAGATGTTATTAATGCTATTGGTGATACAGTAACTAAAGTAATAGGAGCTATTGGTGGTGTTATAGAATCAATAGGAAAAGCAATTTCAGATGTTATTACTTCTATTGGTGATACAGTAACTAAAGTAATAGGAGCTGTTGCAGATTTAATTAAAACAATTGGTGATACAATAGTAAATATAATAGATGGTGTAGTTACTGGAATAGAACGATTGGCCGCACTTAGTGCTGGAAATATGTTAGCAGTCGCTGCCGGATTAACTGCAATGGCTGTAGCTCTTGCATTATTTGGAGCGGGTGCCGCTGTAGGTGCGGCGTTTATGCCCACCACCGCAGAACTTGAAAGTATAGCCAAATCCGTTGAAATGTTTGGTGCAATTGATTCAGCAAACCTTTCTGCAGTAGGTAAAGGTATGACTGATATTGGTATCGGACTAGCAGCCTTTGGTGCTGGAGGAGCATTAGCGGCATTGTTAGATCCAGGAGAAGGAGGATTAAAAAGTGTAGCTAAAAGTGTAGAAATGTTTGGTCAAATAGCCGGAGATAATCTATCAATGGTTGGTGATGGCATGAAAGCGGTGGGTGTAGGATTATTAGCATTTGGTGCTGGTGGCGCATTAGCCGCACTACTTAATGATCCAAAAGGATTATCAGAAGTTGCAATGTCTGTTGAAAAATTCGGAACAATAGATGGATCAAACTTTGCAATAGTTGGAGATGGAATTAAGAAATTAGGTGTTGGATTACTAGCCTTCGGTGGTGGTGGAGCCATTGGTAAAATGGCCAGTGCTTTTGGAAATATGTTCAGTAGTGAGAAAGAAGACCCCGTTGAAAAGTTTCAAAAATTTGCCAAAATAGGACCAGGTCTAAAAGACGCTTCTGATGGAATTATGGGTCTTGCAAATGCATTCAAAGCTTTTGATGATGCTGATCCAGCTAAAGCAGGAAAAGCCATAAATGAATTTGCCAACTCAATTGATCCTGCAGCAATTGCAAAACTTAAAGATTCACTTTCAGGAATATCTTCAGAAAAACTTTTGGCGGGAGGTATTTACAAAATGGAACCTATATATGGTAAGTTTGAAACTGGTGGTATCGTTCCAGCAACCGGCACTTATAAATTACACAAAGATGAAATGGTTGTAGATAATAATGCTATGGAAGTTTTCAAAGCTGGTACACAAATCTTATCCTCTTTACAAACAGGACAAGAACTTGCAGGACTACAAAGAGAAAGTAATCAATTAACTGAAGGAGGCGGAGCACCGATTGTTGTAAATTCACCATCTACAACTCAAATAAATCAAAATCAAGGCCCCGGCATGATTCTTCCGCCTTCTCCAATTTCACCAAATCAATCTGATATTCCTAGTACACTTGATTAGGGTTTATAAAAGCCATCTGATAGATTGTATATCAAAGCATCAATTAAATCGGGTGAACCCCAACATGCTACAGATAGACTAACCACAAAAACACAAAATAAAAATCCATACATAGTATTATTTTCACTAGACATTAATCTTGCTCCGCTAATTTTGCAAAGTAGGAATACTCTTCAGAATCTCCTGCAGTTTCTGCTACAACAGGTGTTGCAGTTTCAGGTGGTGTAACTGCTGCTTGAGCAGGAGTCATAGGTTTACCACCATTAAATGGAACATCTTCAGTAGCAACTGTAGAAGTTGTTAATCCTAGTACACGTTCCATCTTCTCTTTCAACTCTGCATAAGACTTGAAGTTCTTTTCATTAGTAAACTCTTCCAAAGAATGTTCACCCTTCCAGATTTCTTCCATCTTAGAATCATCTTCATCAAGAGGTGAAGGAGTTTCAAATTCACTCTTATCGTAATTAGAAAAACCATCTAATTTACGAATCTTGATTTTGAAATTACAACCTTCCCATAAATCAAATGGATTTACTGGAGTCTCATCTTCAAACTGAGGATTCATCTTATCATTGAGTTTGTCCCAAATCTTCTTACCAAACTTATACAAACGAATAGTACCTTCGTTCTGAGGATTGGCAGGATCTTTGATAACGTAAACATTAGAAATATAAGTTAACCTACGTTTCTGTTTTCTGGCGATCTCTTTGTTTGCCTCAATACCAGAATTCCAAAGAGTTGAATTATACTCACTTACTGGATCTTTCTGACCAAGAGTTGTCAAAGAATTCTCAATATACCATCCACCTGGACCTTGAAATCCATGATTCCAAGTTCTTGCCCACGGCAAGTCTTCTCCATCAGGTGCAGGCAGAAAACGAACTACTGCCATACCGTTACCTGACTTGTCCAATTCAGGACGCCAGAAACGATCATCATCACCTTGACCTTGAGATGGGGTATTTATTTTTGCGGTTTCTTTTAGGAGGGATTGGAGTTTTTCTCCACGTTTTTTCTTCATATCTGCAAACGACATATTTTCCTTTCGTATATTTTCGTATAGCGTTGTATTAATTGTATTGCGATTTATTTCACTTACATATAATTATATTATAACACACTTTCCTTATTTGTCAAGTATGTCATAGTGGAAGTTTAGAAGTCCTCTCAATAAGATGAAGGTCTTCTGCTTCGTCCTGAATATTTTGTTTTAGTTTACCGCCGATCATTTTACCGGCGGTTTCAGGTTCTAATTTGTTTTCTTCACAGTAGTACATAACAGCATCTATATAAGACATATTAGTTTTTTGAACTAGGCTCTCAATGTTCTCCATGAAGATCATAGAGTTATTCATTTTTATACCCATACTAATTAGCGGCTATTGCATCTTGAGATTCCTTATGTTCTGGATCATCTTTATCTTTAAACCAGTAGTCAGTTGATTTCGCTAACACGGCCACGAATGCACCAACAAGAATGTTCACCAAATCCTTAGAGTCTTCTTTTATGTCTGCGAAAAATAATAGCCAAACCAAAAAAATAAAGGTTCCCACAATAGCCCAAGATAAACTTATTCTAGACCATTGAGCTCGTCTTTTTCTTACTTCTATAGCGCCAAGATTTGCATCGGCAACATTAGATTGTGCCATAATTATCCTTTCTCATATTTTATTCCTTGTTCTTCAAGAAGTTTTCTATTGGCCATGTGTTCACCTTGAACATCGTCTTTGTTTTGGCCCCAGTATCCTACTGCATGTCCGTTCTCACACATCCATTTGTTTACGTTTGTCCATCCACCAAATTCTTCTCCATCGGCAGTACAGTTAATCCAAATCTCTCCTAAAATTCTACCAAACTTTCCTCTACTGTCTGCTTCTGGACATCTAATCTGTATATCAATATCATCTCTATCTGACATGATTGCCCAATGTACCCACGACTTGAGTGCTTCTTTAGATTTCAAACCATAGAATTTTTCTTCTAAGTCTCTTGTCCTAGATTCAGGTGTATCTATGCCTAACAATCTCACACGAAATTTTCCCATGACATCAAATCCTAAATCAAAGACACAATCTAATGTATCACCATCTACTACCTTTGAAACTGTTTCAACCCTGTAAACAAATTCACAAGGTTCATCATTCTTATACTCTGCCACGTTCATCCTCCCATTCTAGTTTCCATGTATCATCAACAGGTGTTACTTTAACTCTACCTAAATCTGGTGTTTCTGGATATAGATAAGTATAACCTCTACCACCATAAACAGTATTAACTTCATGTGGTTCACCTCTTTCTATTTTTCCAGATAACTCTACTAAATCATGTGCCTTTATATGATTTTCATAATTCTTTCTTTCAATAGAAATTAATTCATATCTTGGTACTTCTGATCTGTAACCTCCTCTATACTCTGACATAAATTGACTCCTATTAAAAGTTGGCTGACCGTGCTTCTGTTCCCAAGTGACGGCCACAACTCGGCTATATCTTACGCAGCAATTGCGTATGCATATGCAGGTTCATAATCGGAATTATTTGCGATTATATTTAAACGAAACCTCTTTCTCTGACATCACAACCAATCGAATTCTATTACAGCCCCATCAACAAAATTCCTTAAACGTTCTTGGTGGAGCTGACCGGAATCGCACCGGTGTCTTACCTGCTATTCAGAAACTTCAACAGTTTCATTATTATTTAGTTGATACAATTTTTTAGCTTCCCAGATTTTATCAATCCAGTCATCTCTTTTCTCAACAAACAATTGAGGGTGATCATTATCTACTGCCATAATTATTACAACTTGTGGTACAGGAATTTTTGTAAGTTCTTCGTATGCAACTCCATAAAATGCACCTTGAGCAAAATAACTTTCACACCACTCTTTCTTCTTTGTCTTATTACTTGTCTTATAATCTATTACAGATAAAACACCATCAAACTCTGCAATCAAGTCTGTTCTACCTGCTACACCAAAATGATCTGAATATAATGCTAATTCAACTCCGTGTATATTATCTATTCTTTCAAGGATCGGTTCAATGGAGTAGAATAGTTCTGCAATGTGCGGTAACTCCCCTTGTAGAAATCCTTCTTCGTTTTTGATATAGGATTCACAGAGATGATGTAACAAGGTTCCTCTACGCGAGGCTTTTCCTGAGATTTTATTCGCTTCGGTTTCTCCAACGCGCTTTCTCCACTCCTGTATTGACTTTTTAGAGAACTCACCGAGAATTGTTGTGATGCTTGGATATAGTTCACCTTCAGGGGTAACATAATGCCTCTTTCCATTGTGATTTTCAGTCCTCATTCCAAAAGACAATTCTGGTCTATTGGCAAGGTGTATAAATTTTTTCATAAAGTCCCGCCGGGATGATTTCTCTTTATATCTTTGACTTTATCATTATACCAATCGGGTACTTTTTTAGTAGAATGTCTAGTTCGAATATTATCATAACCAAAATATGGGGCGTGCATGACTTGTTCTATTTTACCACCACACTTAGTAAACATGTGTTTAGTTTGTTGTATTTGTTGTTCACATGGAAGTTCAGTAGGAGCATCACGATCTGCAATTTTTAAAATCTCTTCAAATGTATGTCCACATTCTGAACATTTATAATCATACGTTGGCATATTCTACTATCCAGCTTGGTGCTGTTCGTGTTGCACCTTCTGGTGCACTCCACTTGGCATCATTTTCTTTACAATAATTTGTATAATAATTTCTATGTCCAGCAATAGTGTTTTGAAACACATCTTCAAGATTCTTTTCTACAAACTCTTCTGGAATTTCCCATTGTTCTGGAGAAACAAAATTATCTTCAGAAATATTATTTGGAATATGACTCAATTTATTATACAGTCTATTCCATGTAACGTGTATATCATCAAATCTATACCAATATTCTTTTTGTAACCAAAACCAGAGATCATGTAACCATTGATAATTTTCATTATTGGTTTTAACCCAAGTTGTTTCTTGTATATTAGTATCATCATTAAATTCATCAAGTTCTTTAATTATTGAACCGTCAGAATCTAAAAGATGATGGGCATTACACAATATTTGTGTATATGCCGGAATCATCTCTTTTACATGTTCATCACAATGTGCAAAAGCACTCATCTTTGGATCGGAATCCAAAAAATATATATTTATCATAATCTCATACTATTTAATCTATAAAAAATATGTGTATCAATCTTTGTAGTTATCTTTTTCTTCTTTGCCCACTTTGGAGCATCAATATAACTAGCGTGATAGTGAAGAGCCCCGTCAGTAATGTCAGGTAATTCTTCTTGTCTCAAGAGAACATATTTTGCCAACTCTTGAGCGTCTTCCCATAATCTTGATCCTGGTCTTGGATCATCACCCTTACCATCACAGTACCATGAAAACTGGCACCGATCTCTTACTGGATATAATGTGCCGTTTGCTCCGGTATAATGTGGTCCTTCATAAACAACTTCACAAACTGAATTTGGAAATTGTTTTGAATCAACTCTATTTAATGTTACATGTGCGACTGCCAATTTTCCTGCGGTACTTTCAATTGCAGCTTCAAAGAAAATATTCTTTGCCATGCATGTAACTTCTTTGTCGTCTACTACTAAACTTTTACTAATAACATTATCTGCTATTTCAACTAATCCACTTGTAGTAGTATTATTTGGATGTATATAATAAAAATCATTTTCAACTATTGTAGCTGAATTTCCACCAGTGCTTCCTCCCATAAGTAAAGAAGCACAGAATACAATTAGAAATAAAAAATATTTCTGCATATTCCTCTTTTGATTAGGTTAACCGTTCTCTAAAACTTAGGCCTATTTCTTTTAGGACTTTTTATAACATTATCTATTGAGCCTAATGCGGTTGACTTAAGAAAATCATTGATATCAAAATCTGATTCTAAAATATCCGGGCCCAATGGAGCTCGGAATTTTTTAAGATTTATATCATACTGTAAAGTCATTATAGCATTTAATGGTTCAGTAAATCTAGCTGTTACAGAACGGGGCACACCTGCAAGTTGATCATAATCTATTCGCCGAATTTCGGCTTCTTTCACAGTTTCTACTCCTGCAGATATACGCTTAAAATTAACTATCCTATTTTCAAATTTATTTACATCTATCATTTATGGTAATATTTCCGGAAAAGTTTCCTTAACTAATTTATAAGTTAAGCCTCTATATTTTAATTTTTTATCCTTAACTTGAATTACAACCTTAGCCTCTTTAGGATGTAAGCTTTCTAACATCTGAATAAAAAGTTGTTCTCTACGCAACTGAGTAAGTCCGTCATGACCCCCTTCAATGTATAAATAGAATTTTCTAATATTGGGATATAGATATGTGGGATTATACTCATCAGGTGAACCAATAGTTTTAAACGGTGGCTCTCCTGAAGGTAGAGCAAATTTTATATCTGGATGAAAGGCATATCTTAATAAGTCCTTTAGAGGATTCGATTCGTTTTCCAATAAGACTTTTTTTCTAGCCTCAAAGGAATTCGCAGCTGCTACTTCCTCAAATATTAGAGGTATACTTCGTGCCATAAATTAAAACTCCGATAAAGATTCTGTAAGATTTTTTAATCTATGATTAATGAAATATGTAAGTAGTCTTTTACGATCACCAACCTTGGTTGTTTCAAATCGTTTAGTTATATTTATACGAATTGACTCAGGCACTTCACCCAAATCAACTAACTGTTTGTTTCTATTATAATTTCTTAACATCTCACTACTACAATACATGTCTGGATTCAACTCATACCAAGCGTCTACTTTCTTCTTGGTTATTGGCTTTTGGCGTCTACCTTCGTCTACAAATACGTTATCATCAGACATTATATTTGGCACACCATCACCCACATCTCCTTTTATAATCTTCTCATGTAATGACCATTTAGCATCACCTTCAACAAACTTTTTTTGTATAGGGGAATATTGTCTAACATTAAACTTATGTAATTGTACAAAATCTTTATCACTTGATAATATCAAACTTCTCTCATTTATTAATTCTACCAATATAGCTATAACATCATCGGCCTCGGCCTTCTCTACTTGAATCAATTTATAAGGAAACCATTCTGTCAATTCCTCTTTCAATTGATTTAAACATTCATAAAGTTTATCCCAATCTATTGAAGTAGCCGCTCTTGTCTTTTTCCGAGAAGCTTTATAATTTGGAAATATTTCTTTACGCCAAGTCTTTCGATCATCACAACATAGAATTAATTCACCAAATTCACTTACAAATTTAGTTCTATATATACGTAATGTATTTAATACCGCAGGTCTGACTGTATCTATATCTGCATTAGAAAATTTAGATGCCATCATAAATGACCCAATAACAATTTGAGAAAAGTCAACTAACTGTGCCATCTTCATCTACTATTTCAAATTCAGCCTCTTCTTCTACCTCTTTTCTGATAGCGGCTTTTTGTTCTACTACTTCGGGTGGATCCTCTATTGCATGTAAAAATTGCAACCATTGACCACCACGTAATCTCCAATTATAAAACATATCAAAATAACTTCGTTGTATCTTCAAAAGATTTTGTACATCTTCATCCCAGAAATGCTCTATTGCTCGACCTAAAATATGGCCATGAACTTGTGCGTGTTTTTCTGGATCTTCTTCATAACCATACATCCACGGAAAGTTTGCTCCTGTTTCTGGCAATGCTCCAAGATTGGGGATTACACATAGACATCCGGCACTACAAGCCTCAATTAAAGTTAAACAACTTGTTTCTTCATAGATACTTGGATAAGCCATAATATGTTGATTCTTTAACATCTCTCTAATCGAATCATTCGTAACTGTACCATGATAATTAACCCCATCCATTTCTTCAGCTCGTTTGTAAATATGTCTGAACTGTTCATCTAAATGTCCACGATCATAAATCTTAAAACTTGAATAAATGTTTAACTCTGCATTATCACCAACATTAAGTTTTTTTCTCATGAACTCCCAAGCGTTCAAAAGCAATTCTAATCCTCTATGTGGTGTAGAAAAATAACACACATTGATTTTACCATCTTCGTTTGGTTTTTTATGTTCTGGGATTGGATGTATCGCGTTCTGAATTACTACACCTTTTTCATAGGGAAATCCAAGATAAGTTTTAAACATATGTTGTTGCCAATGACTAACAAATACTATTCGTTCAAACTGATTCCAATTTTCTTTATCTTTTAAATGTTGAACTTCAGGATCATTCGCAAGATCATGAACCCAAAGAATTCTTTGTTTATCTGGTTCTAAATTTCTAACTCTTGTACTAATAAATTGAAACTTATCTTTTACACCTGGTTCTAATTTTTCTAATTCAGTAAAAAGCCAATCTCTCATAAGTTCTGTACCACCGATTGCTTTATCGGATACAGCTTCTAATACTTTATCATCATTACTAAAATCAATATTAAATTCCACATCTTCATCTGGATTTATTATTGATACTACTTCTGAACTAGATTTTTTGTGGGATTTTCCTAAAGTATTGGGGCTTTCATCAATGTTCACTGCTTTAACCATAATTCTCCATATTTTAATTACTCTCTATATATAGTAATACCACAGGAGAGCTTGGTTATTGCTTTCGTAGTGAGAGAACGGCCTAAAGGTACCTAGCTGTAATACAACTAGTGAGAAAACGGCCCTACGATTACCCCTGTGGTATTTTAATTTTTAATTTACTTATATTATAACATGTATATTTAAATTGTCAAGTATATACTAAAAATTTTCAAATCCTTCTTCAGTATTTTCCAACAATATACAATCCGCGGTTGCATTTGGGATAGATATACATCCTACCCGATTCTCTTCTAACTTACGAACTTTATCTTCTGCAACTTTCAACATAGATGCAAGTTCGTTGTTTCCGCCGATTAGATAATCAATACGTTTTTGGTATTTTGTCATTTGTTCTGAAGTTTCAGCAAATACCTCTTCTTCAATTTTTTGTCTCAACATATCTTCATGATGTTGATGTTTATTTTTTATTCTCTTCTTCGTGTGATGTTTACTCATAATGTAGCCGTAAATTGCTTATCAGTTATAGATTGTAGTCCGTCAAAATTCGGACTAGGTTTATGTTTTTTCTTACCAAAGATAGCTTCTGGTTTGTGATCCATCCAAGTTCTATCTTTGACAAGTTTTTCTAGTTTAGTATAACAATCATCTGAACATACATAGACTGAATCTTCTGGATTATTCCACCAATGTCCAACATCATGTTTTACTGCGATCTGTGATTTATAACAATAAGAACAAATCATAAGTCTGCTGTAAATTGTTTGTCAGTAATTGCGACTGTTTTAGATAGGTGATGAAGTTCAGATTTTGTAGGTACATAATCTGCTTCAATCATATCTTGTTTCCATACCATATTAATATCTGGATAAAATACACCTACTGAACGTTTAGGAGAACCATCTGAATTATATGCCATCGCTACACATTTCCATGTAGTTTTTTCATTTTCTTGTGGTCCCATAAAATCAGAAATCCAATCACCTGTTCTAAGATAATGTTCCATATATCTAATATACGCTTTTTTACTATCTGCTAAATTCAATTCACGCTGTTTTACTTGCGGTGTCAAACCACGACCTCTTGAATTTTTTGAGTGTGATGATACTGCTTCTTTAGTTTCTTTAATCCACAATTTAACGTTTTTCATCGATAGTTTATCATCATCTGGTTTTGCAAGAACAGAAGCGGCTATATTCTTATACTCTGCCGGTTTTTTCTTTGCTCTCATTTCTGCAAGTCTTGCTCGTAACTTCTCTTTATGTTCTTCTGAAAGTTTACGAGTCTTTTTAATCTTAAGTGGTTTTCGTTCCACTGCTGTTTTTTTCTTTGCCATTTTATTTCTCTCAAATTGTTATTAAAATGAAAGCCATAGGTTGATCCTTGTACTTCGACATCTAGAACCTTGAGTCTGCGAACTTCTCACGAATCGTCATCACCGTTCTAGATGTGCAATTGAATATCATCTCTGAAATGACAGGGACTTAATTGCAACCAACCTACATCACATTCCTACCTCAGAGTCACATAAGGGGGAGTTACCCTAGTAGAGCAGTCTACGAACTGATACTATCTCTGATCCAAATCACCTACCACCAACTCAGAATGCTTAGGCTTATAATTCTCCATTATAAATGTATCTATCTAAAAAATACCACCCTTCATGTGGTAATTCTATGTATCTTAAAAACTTAAAAAATTCATACGAATACCAAAAACTCCATCCCATTTGAAATGAGATATAGGTAGCTAACATAAAAAATAAAAAACTTATTCCAACAATTTTCACACTACCTATCATATTATCCTATCCCGGTCCAACGAACTTTTCCAACTCCGTCAAGTACATTACCTCTGGCAAAGTTTCTTGCTGGTGCCGCCCAACCGGCAGGCTTCAACATATCTCCTTCTCGGAATTTTTTGTCTCCGGCTTTTACAATAAAACCTTTAACTGATCTACTTGACCCGCTTTTACCGGTAATTTTCCAGTATCTACGATTTTCTTCAACCATAAGACCATCACAATATTCCTCGTACATAGTTGTATTAATGGCTCGTTCTTTTTCACCTTTAGCACAACGGTCAGACCATGATTTATAATCTTCTTTCATTGCATCTAAAACTTTTTCAATCGCTTCTCTCATATTGCCTCCATATCTGCAAGGTAATTTTCTAATGCGTAATAGGCATCTAATTCTTCAGGACGAGTATCTTCATCCAACTCAATTCCGGCTCCGTGAGCCTCGTAATAAGAACTGATCAATTCTTCTAAACTTCTGTTTAGACTCAAATCAATTCCACCAAATTCGCTGTTTCTATCAACAATCATTTTTTCTCTCATTAAAGGGTTTCGAGAGTTTCCCATCCTGCGCCTTTCGTTGAGGGGGAATGAAGGGGGCTACCCAACTCTCATCTTACATAACTATTATATCAAAAACCCGGTCAAATGTCAAGTATTTATTCAAAATAATTTCGTATACATTCCAGTATGTTTTTCAAAAACTTCTGTCAACATATCATTGTAAACATCACTATATTCTGTAACACTCTTTTCTTCAAACTTTCTGGTCAACTTACAGAATTTCATATCGTACAAATCCATTGAGTTCAATGTGATTTTCAGATAGTTTGAATTTGAACTATTTCGGCCAATTCTCATTGACAAAGAGTTTTCATCTCCCGCGAGATTCTTTGCTCCAGTCATCATACAGAATTTGTTTCCGCCTAGTTGTTCTAATATCGTTTTTGCTACTGTTAAATTACTCATACTACTCTCTCACTATTTTTTAAAAGTTCTTCTGATGAAATCTCATAACCAAAAAAGTGTTCATCAATTTCAACAACAATGTCATCAGCTTTACATTTTCTCAGAAAAGTATCTGAGACTAATAACTTGGTTTCTTTCATCGCCCACAATCTTGCGGCTTCTAATGTCATATGAATTTCTGAAGAAAGGAATTTACCTTTCTTAGACAATTTTGCCACATAGTATGTTTCTGTTATTTTTTCCATTTTTACCACTTTTCAATAGAATGTGCAATAGGTTCAACCTCATCTGAAAACAGACACAACTGACCGGAAGTACGAACTTCAACCCACTCGCCTGTATGGTCTTTGAAGGTTCTCATACCCCACTTCATCAAGTGTTCAATTCCAGCTTCAACTTCTTCAACACTAATTTCTGTTTCGATTTTTTCTCTTTTCATCATACCCATAATTTTTCTCATTAAACGTTAATCTTCTCTCATCTTTCACTACCATTATATCAAATCCGTTAGGAAATGTCAAGTGTTTATTCAAAATTATTTTTTAGTTTCCCAATATTTCTTACTTCTACGAATTCTTTTTCGGTTATAATTAATTTCTCTCATGAAAGACTTAAATTCAACGTCTTCCATTTCCAGTAATGACCTACGAACACCTTTTTCAAAAGTATCTAGTTTTCGTTCAGTTATTGAGCAATATGGATTTGTATAGGTATCATTTAAAATACTATTGACAAACTCATTATTTTTCATATTCAATCTCATTTGGGGGTTGTTTAAATAGAAAAGAATCTTCTCTCATCTTTCACTACCATTATATCAAATCTAAGCCAAAAAGTCAAGTGTTTATTCAAACTTTTTTTACCATTTCATAGAAGGTGGTGCAGATAATACTACATTCATACCCTCAGTAGTAGCTGTAAAGTCGTGGCCTAGTGCTTTCATTTCCTCCACCAGTTTCCACTTACGTTTTCTCAGGATTTCCACCTTAACCTCTGCAGCTGCAAGTTTAGCTCCATTCTCTCTGAGCTCTTCCAATTTAAATTCTCTTGCGTGTTTCACTTCTTTTTCAAGTGCGTGGTTCAAACTTGTATTCATAATATTTCTCGTTAAAAGTTAATCTCTCATTTACAGGTATATTATAACAAATCTATGCCGGAAAGTCAAGTGTTTATTAATAATTTATTTCCAATGCTTCTTCTATTTCTTTCCATCGTATTAAGAACATTGCTAGCAGTCCTTTTTCTCTGCCGTATGCTTCAATTTCGTAGGGGAGTTCAAAGTATTCTTCGTATGTTGTTGAATCACTTGTCAAAACATCTTTTCTCCAACATAGTCCTCGTTTTCTCATCATCAACTCACCTGTGAGATACTGCTTCACATGAACTAATTCGTGGGCGAGTGTCTTAAGAATTTCGTGGGCCCATTCAGTAGCATCACGCTCTCTTCCGTAATCATCAACTTCTGCCCGATGATGGTCTATAATAACTTTGAAATCTCTTGGTCGGTAGGGATTGGCATAATCATCCAACATAGCTTCTCCACCTTCACAATGATGCTTCAGGTGAATGTTGATGGAAACATTATCTCTCAATCGTTTGGAGTGAACTAACTTGGACATTGCAAACTCAGTCATCGCGTAGAGGGCGACCCTAAGTTTTGTGTCAATCATTCTCGCTCTAACATTTATTCTCATTTTGATCTCTCTCAATTGTTCACTTATATTGTATCATAACGAGGCCGGAATGTCAAGTGTTTATTCGAAATATTTATGGGGAAGGGGGTTTGTGCTCCTTTTGCACTATACCATCTTTGTAAAATTCACATGGTATATTTTCTCTGACATATTGTTGATATATGTCTTCTGCTTTTTCTTTGATGTGGGATTGATATTGAGATGATGCAGTTTCTACTTGATAACGGCTCATATTAACGTGAAAGGTCATGGGAGTCCTTGTTATAAAGAGTTATATTGGTGCTACTTGATCTTCTTCTAAATTGTAATCATCTTCATATTTGTAAAATCTTTCTTTCCATTTATATAATTTTGTCAATTCACTTTTTTCATCATTGTACATATAATCTTGGGTATAGTTTTCATAATCTTCTTCAGAAATTTCTGTGTGTTTTTCTTCTTTTGGTTTGTCTTCTGACATTTATCTCCTAGACTATGGGATTGTCACAGAGGGCGCCCCTATCACCAAGGGATAAGAGCGCCTTGATTAAATGAACTTCATCCACTCGTATTGTCAACTAGCGACAAGCCTTTGATCGTATAATACTTCAGTCACTTTGTATATACGTGCCGCTTCATGTTTTCTGCTAAACTTCTCTTTAACAGAATCTAGATCATCCGCCTCAACCTTCTCATGACCAGTGTGCCATGGCGGAAGGGTGGTTTCGTAATCCACCTCAAATTGTCTCATTGGGATTTAAAGATATCTCCTTTTCTAGTATGGGATTAAAAAGGAACATAATGTAGGGAGTCATCACCCGGGGAACATAACTATACCCTATATATCATTTTTGAGTTTTCAATAATTCTTGTA